TTCTTGTTTTTTTGCCATAATATAATATATAATAAAATTAATAAAAAGAAAGGGTCGAGGCCGAAGCCTCGATCCTTAATATAATAAATGCTTACTTCAATAAGAAGAAGTTATTAGCACCTTGAACTACTAAACATCTTTCAGATAAGTAGTGCACTTCCATTGCATCTAAATCAGATGTAGTTGCGCCAACAGAACCAGTAACCCAAGTTTTCATTTTTCGGTTATCAGTTTGTGAAGCTCTATATCTAACGTGTAAGAAAGGACGTTTCATATTCTTTCCTAATTGTTGGTCATAAACCGAAGATACACCAGCAGGGATTAAAGCACCTCTAACACCGTAAACAGTGTCTTTAGCGTTGATACCACCTCTACCATCTAATTGGTTTAAGTATTTCCAGTCAGATTTATAGAAGTCATAAGAACCTCTTCTGAAACCAGAGAAACCTAAGTTTAAAGCCATATCTTCTGAGTTGTCAAATACCCCATAAGAAGTACCACCAGCTCCATAAGAATTCATCGAAGCTAACATGTCATCCATCGCAAGAGCTGTTGCTCTATTAACAAACATCATGTTTTCTTCAATTGCTCCTTGAGAATCTAATTCAGCTAACATACCATCAAACTCAGCTAAATCAGTAGCAGCATTAACACCTGTAATACCTGTAGCGATATTACCTCTAGCTTCAACAGCAGCAAATAAACCTTCTGTACCAAAGTTAGTGTGAGCAGTTCCAAGTACTGATCCATCTGCGGTGGACTGTGCACTATCACCTTTGATAGATTCAATCATCGCCATCTCACATTGATCAGCAAATCTCGCTCTAGTATCTCCTTCAGCTTTTAAGTACCACATGTAACCATTTTGTCCGTCTTCACCTGAAACTTCAACCCAGCCAATAGCAGATGCATCAGATCCAGAAACATGATACATATCTTTTAAAATAATTGGTTTGTTAGTGTAAGACTTGAATTGTGGTTCATTGGCTGTAGTTCTACCGCTTGTACCTTTTGAGTATTCAGAACCAATAACTAATATAGTTAAAGATTTGTCATCGTTAGTACCAGTACCTACTGCAGCTACATCAAAAGCATGTTGTAACTCACCATCATTATCAGTAGCGTCATAAGGAACTACATCAATTTGATCGTTAGTAACATCAGTTACGATAACTCTAGCTGTACCAGAAGCGTGAGCTAATAATAACATATCGTTTAATCTAACACCGTGATCTGTCACCGAAGATATTGCTACGTCATCAATTGTGTGGTCGATCTCAATAACACCACCAGCAGGAGTACTCGTAGTGTTCACTGTTGCAGTATTATTTACGATATGTCCTTTGTATGCTAAATGTAATCTACCTTGTTCTGACCAAACTACTTGGTCTGAGGTCATTGCCTCTTCTGCTCCAACTTGAGATAAAAAACCTGAGATTGTTCTGTTTCCAAAAACCTCAGCTTCTTTTTCCATTAAGTCAGGCAGATATTGTTGTTCCCAGCCAGTTGAACCGCCTGCGAAATCTATGTAATTTGAACTTAACGTCATCTTCGTTGCAGGAAGTTGACTGTTCGTTACACCTGTAATTGCCATTTTTTTTAATTTTTAAATTGTTATTTATTTTTATTTTTAATTTTAAACTTAAAATCATTAGCATCATCACCCAACACTTTGAACTTTAAACCACCCGCTTCAATTTTTCCATGACTTTGTCTTGGGTTCATATCTACATTCTTGGCTTTAGCAACGCTATCTTTCATAGCGTCAGCTTTTCCTTGTTCGTAAAAGTGTTTTGCAACAGCGTCTGCGTTCATTGCTGTATACAGAGATTTATGATAACCCTTAGCGTCTGTTAAAGCATTTTTTTTATCCAAAAACTTTTTGGTAAAATTACTTATGTCGCTTTGAGTATTTTTAACCTCTTCAGCATTGTTTACATTAAACCTATATTTTTTATCACCGACGTTATATTCAAAACCTTTGAACTTGTCGTTAAAAACTTGATTAGTTTTTTGTGTAAAAATATCAGAGTTTGTTTTAACTGCTTTTTTAGTTGCTTCTGACTCCTTGTTATATCTATTAAAGAAATCTATAGCTTTCTGTTGCTCACTCGTAAGTTTGCTTCCAGCTTTGATGTCTTCATAGTATTTAGACTTTTGCCCGTCTAAATGGGCTCTAGCGTTGGCAACTTGCTCTTTTAACGCTAATTTCTTTCTTCGTATATCTCTATCTTCATCAACTTCTTCGTCGTAAGAGAACGAATCTTCCATAAGGAAGTTAATTTCTTCGTTGTTTAAATGAGGTTTTGTTTGCTTGTAATATTCGCGTAATAGATTTTGATCATCTAACTTTGAATAATCTTGATTAAGCTTAACATAGTCATTTAAATCTCCTCCAGTTTCCTCCATAAAGTCCATTAACTTTTGGATATTCTCTGGTAGTGGCTTTCCGGTAGCTTCAGCTTCAGCAACAGCTTCTTCAATTTTCTCTTCTGCTTCTGCAACTTCTTTCTCTGTAGAATCTTCAGTAATTTCTTCTAATACTGGAGCTTCTTGTGTTTCTGCTTCCGGTTGTATTTCTTCTTGTTCTTGTGTGGGCTCGGCATCTTTAGACTCTGCAGCCACTCCGCTGTCGTCAGCGTTATCTTCTTTAGTTTCATTTTTTTCTTCTTTTGGTGTTGGTGGTTTACTTAAATCTACTTTAATAACACTGTCATCACCTGCAGATTCAAATTTACTTTCGTCAACTTTTACCACGTTTTCATCACCTGGATCTTGTTGGTTTTGTGCTGTAGTTTCTTCAACTACTTCTTCTTTTTTTTCTTCCATAATATAATATAATAATAATTAATAATTTTAACTAGGGTCAAACGCGCCTAAATCAAATCCTCCGCCTAATGTATCATTACCTGCGGATTCAAAGTTTTTAGGTGGTTTTCCACTATTTCTTTGTTCAATCATTTCTGATTGCTGCGTAGCTTGTATCTTTGTTCTTTCGTCTTTACGATCTTCTTTTTGTTTTTCTCTTTCTTTCATACCGTTAACTTCAACACCCTTAAGTTGCATGTTATATTGAAATTCTAACGCCATTAATTCTTTCTTAAGTTGTGCCTCTTGTTGTAGTTTTTGTGCAACCATCTGGGATTCTATTTGCATTAACTCTGCTTTACCAGCGTTTATTGCTTGATTTTTTTGAACCTCAGCTTGTGCCGCTGCTTGAGCAGCTTGAGTGTTAGACTCTGTCTGTGCTTGGATATTTTCCATTTGCAATTGTCGATCTTTTGCCTCTTTTTTTCTTCTACGTATTTTAAGTAATTGATTTGCTAATTTTACATTACGAGTTTCTCTAAGATCTATAGCGTCTTCAAGCTCTATGCTTTGTTGTTGCAGCGCCATTTGAATATTATTTTCAAGTATTGCCTTTTCTTCTTCATCTGGTTGTAATTCTATAAATATACCAAAGTCATAAAGATGCAATTCTTTCATCTCGTCTAGCGTAGCTACATTATGAGCGCCTATAGCTTGAATAAAAGCATCGGCAGTAGGAGAATATTCTAGAACATCAGATATTCTCAAAGCTAAACACTCAGCTGTTTCAGCTGTTAAATACAGACCAGCTTGTAGTATATGTCTTGTCGCTGTGTTAGAATTAGCTGCTGCTAATTTTTGTACTCCAACTAAAGCATTTTTATCTGGCATACTACCATCTCTAGCTTCATTAAGACCTGTTACATCTCTTATCATTTGTAAGTAGTAATTATAATTACCTATAAGCGCTTGCATTTTATTACCACCAGACCCAGAAGTTATTTCTTGAATAGGTACTTTACCAGGATTTAAATCACCTTCTGATGTAAAGCTTCTTCCTATAACAGAACCAGTTTGAAAGAACATATTTAAAGCTTCTTGCGGGTTGTAATTAGTTCCATTACCCAAATCAACCTCAGCTAAACCATCAGCATCTAAATAAACACCATCTGGAACCATTCTTGATAATACTTGTTGTAACTTTAAATGAGTCAATTGAATCATGTCAGCAAAGCCAGTTATTCTTTTTACTAAAGAATCTATTTTGCCATCATACATCCTAGGAGCAACAATAGCATAGTTCATTTTAACTTTAGTATAATCGCTTTTAGGACGCATCATATTTTTACTCATTTCCCACTTGAGTAGTTTATTAGTACCAAGAATCATGGCCCCATCATATAAGCATTCTATAGATCTTAGCATTCTACTATAACCACCTTCTTTTTCCTTTGGAGGATTAAACGAATCGTCTTTAGGTATAATTTTATCAGCACCAGTACCAGTTTCCTTTATTTTATAAACCTCGTTCATATAGGTTTTATAATTAAAATATAAAACTTGAATAGTATTATTATCTTCTTTATCTACCGAATATCTTGAGTTATAACTATTTTTATTTGTGGCTTTATTTTTCATTATATCCTCAAGGTCGCTTTCTGTTAAATGAGGAAATTGTTTTGCTAATTCGTTTACAGGTATAGATTTAACTTCACCAACATAATATATATCGTCAAAGTAAGGAGAATCTGTATATGAATAAACTAAATTTACTGGATCAACATAATCTATAACAACACCTTCAGAAGTATTGAAAGATGTTTTTACAGCTCCAATACCTAATACTGTTAAATCATAATAAAATCTCTTTTTTATTAATTCGTAATTATTTCCTTCAAACAACATATTTAAAGCTTGTTCTTCAGCCAGTTCTACAGCTTGCTTATAGTTCAACTGCATGTGAAGTTGTAATTCTTCTGTCGTTTCTGGTAATTCTTTTTCTTCGCTTTCTCTAGTGTTTACATTAAAATTCTGAGCTGCAAAATTATCAAATTCCTTATACTGCATATCATTCAATATAGATTCCATATATGCTGTTCTTTTTTCAACACCATTAGGAGATTGAGAAAATGCTTTTATATCGTAAGTTCTTTCGGCTATACCATTTACAACTATATCTACAAACTTAGATATAATTGGAACAGGTTTCCAGTCTAAATTTAAATAGGACAAATCACCGTTTATAGATAACTCATCCTTATATTTTTGTATAGATTGCTCGCCCCTAGCATATAATCTTAAATTATGAAAATTATTTTGATTTGATCTGTATCTATTAATACTTCTATCATTATTGAACCACTCTGTTTCAATTGCTTTACCTACTTTTAAGCCATAGTCATAGCTAAGCTTTTCAGCATCGCTTACTGTTTGACTTGGAAAATAACTTTTAATGCCAGACTCTGCCATATTTATTATTTGATTATTTGTGAATTAG